TGAAGGCAGCAGTACAGGCTGATATGGCCGTTATGGGGTCTAGCATTAGTCTCTCTCCATTACCTCAAGCATCCTTTCAAGGGACTCTTTAATTCCCTTTATGTTCTCTTCTATCTTACCTAACTGTACGGCTTGGGTAATTGAGGATGTTTCAACAGCCTTAACATCAGCACTTATTCTAACTATAGATGACGAGTTAGCATCTACGTCTGCCCTCATCTGTGAAATACTCCAAACTATCATTGCAGCTTGAAGCACTAAGGCAAACAATAAACTTGCCGATATATTTTTACCCATTACGAAACAATCTTCTCCCCCCCTAGTCACAGGGGTAGGCTTTCCAGTCTAGCTGAAAATGAGGACCATCAGGGAACTTTTTCCAGTCGCCACCCCAAACAATCTTAATGTCTAACTCCTCTGCTGCCTTCTTCATAGCATCACCAATAGGGTAGAACTCGTCCCACTCCCAAGATACAGGATAAGGCACAACATCTACTGCATGTCCTGTCAGGTGACGAGACTTAAGTGTAGTTGACTTACCTGTCCTCTTAAGCATACGCTGTCGTTCAATATTACGAACACCCTCTGTTATACTAAAGTCCTTTTCACTAATCTCTAATGCTCTTTTTACAACAGCAATCATGTCAGGGTGTACCCCAGACAAGTTCTGCTTACTTCGTAGTCCTAGTTTGTATCCCATTGGTTGCTCCTTAAGATGGTTTAGTGGGCCATGTGATGTTGTTGGGGAAACCCGCCTGCTGCGGTACGCCCAATAGGTCAGTCCTGTACTGAGACCATTCTGTTTGTTTGTCAGACGTCAGGTCAGCCCAGCGGAGAGGGTTGGACACAAGAGGGTCAACGACTGTGACTAGAATGCTGTCACGTTCATCACGAGCCTGTGCTGCTGCTGATGCGTCCAGCTCTGCTTGAGTGGGGGCAACGTAAGCTGTGAAGTCTGTTCCAATGAGAGCCATGACTTCTGCGTTGTCGATTGTTGTATCTGTATCAGCAGGGTCTAGAGTGTAGGGTATCCATCCGTAGTCTGGATGATTAATATCTACGTCCATACGGGTGTTATCTGCTTGAAGTGACTGTGCGTTTTGCACCTGTGTTATTTTAATGTTCATTACGGTATCCTAAGCATTAATGTCATAGAGTATGACCTGAACGTTGGGTTGTAAGCGGCATTATGATACCCTCAAGAAGAGAGTTATCGGAAAATAACCATTGGGTGCATTTGCATATCCCATTGCTCTCCAAGTACCAGTAAGAGTAGAGCCAACGCCAGAATTTGCATTCGGGTCAACGCCTGTTGGTCGCAGGGTACTGCCAGCATATGTACTGCCAAAAGAAATCAAGCCGCCATTCGACGACCCTCTGGCAAGAACGTAAGTGCCAACAGCACCAGCCGCCGTAGGCTGAGTGTAACTAGTAGTATTACTAACAATAGCAGCTTTAATCTTAGCTGGAGACACAAGGCTCTCAGTAGTGCCTGTGCCAGTTTGCCACGTACCTCCCGATTGATCCCCAATAAGACCAGTCTGACTTCCACTAGAGTTTACTACTTTTGTGTTATCAAAGATTCGGAATGCGTCAGCACTTTGGTCTAAATAACCTAGACTAATCCAAGCATCATTAGCTTCAGCTCGCATTTTAAGAGTGTTGTATGTTGTGTCGTACCAAAGCATATTAGCGATGGTAGTGGCGGGTGCACTTGTCCCGCTGTTAACACTGCCGAGAGCCTTTAGTGCAAGGTTAATGTCTGCTCTAGCTAATGATGCAGTCTGATTAGCAATATCTAGGTCGTGTTGGCTCATACTATTCGCCCTTTCTTAATATTCAACCGCTACACTAAGTGCAGACACGGCTGGAGTGAAGTTGGTGTTAGTGCTAGTAAGCTCAGCTTTAAACCTAAAGGCACGGCCTGTGACAAAGGCACCATTAGCGGGGGTGTAACTTCCCCATGTAGGTGATCCTGCTGGGTCATCATCCGTGGCAGAGACAAAGACTTGCACAGATACATCACCAAAATTTGCGTCCTCGTCGGTCCAAGTGTCCCAATTGTTCGGCCAAGTATCCCAGTTCTGAGGTATATCGTCCCACAACAGGGTGCCATTATCGTAAGAGCGAGTGAATGTGCGTGAACCTGTGATCCGTGCGTTTCGTGAGGTGCTAGTGTCAACGTAGTTATTAAAGAAATAGTCTCCCGCAGGTTCAGCGGCAGATGTGTTATCAATCTCAAGATTTCCTGAAGACACAATAGTGTTAGTCTTACTGCCAGAGAATGCTGGGTTTTCTGTCTCTGTTATAGTTACACCAAGTTGGGGAATGTCAGCAGGGAGTACTACAGTAAGTGTGGGGAGTACACTAAAGTTCCCCTCTTTGTCATATGCCCTAATAAGGAACGTGCCAGACCTAGCAGGAACAGTGGCTGACGTTGCAGGTCGTGCAATCTTCTCAATAATAGTTGTAGAGTTAGACCAATTAGCACCTGTTGTATTAGAGTTGTGCTTAATTTGATAGTGACTTAAGTCAGGGTCAGGAATAGGCGTCCACGACAAGAACAGAGTACCACCAGAAAGTTCTTTTGTAAGTCCAGAAACGTCAGAGGGGTCTCCTATAAATGCGTTAATCTCTACGTCACTAAGGTATTCCCATTCACTATTAATACCGAAAGTGTTTATAGACCTAGCTCTAAAATCATAGTCTCCTGTCTCTAGGTCTCTTACCCTAAACTCGCCTAGCTGACCCTGACCAAATACCGAGAAGATAGTGTCACTAGACCGTTTATATTCAACCTCTACGTAGTCAATAGCTTCAGGTCGACCAGACGTTACAGTTGCAATAGCAATGTTAGATACCTTCTGGTTACTAACTTGAGCAGCCGCTATAACAGAAAGACCTACACTTTGTGCAGTAAAGGGAGACAACAATGTAGTGTTATCCCTTTCGTAAACGATACCATCATCGAACTCATCAAAGACACTCTCAGCAGTCTCACGTAGTGTTAAATCTACCTGTAGGTCAAGCCCGTCAGTAAGACCAAAATTCCAAGCTAATACCTGAAACTCTTTATTAGACCAACCAAAACGGGTGTTAGTTAAACGAACATTATCCCCCACTTGAACCTGCATAGCCTTAAGACCAAAGGAAGCGTTAACTGTTAACTGTTGTCTGTTTTCCTCTAAGGAAATTCTAGCTATACGACGAGCTTCAATACTGTTATCAGTAAACGGCAGGTCTACATCAGCTACAGACTCTTGACCGTTATCTGCACTAAGAAAGGCTGCACTGTCTACTTGCGGATAGTCCGTTGTCTGCCAGTTACTTTCTTCACCTCGGAAGGTTCCCTTAACTACGTTAAAATTATCTCTGCGAGAGTGACGTGTAGCTACACTGATAGAGGAACGTAGGTCATCTTCATTAAGGTCAAGGGCGGCTGTAGTCCAATAAGCTGGTTTCATACGCCACTTACCTTGAGAGTACCACAACGTACCCCCCATAGAAGTTAGCAGATCGTTAATAATGTCGTAGGGGGTTAGGTCAATAGTGAAAGCACCATTACAAGTGTAACGAGTAGTACCAGCAATTGTGTTAGTCTGGTTACACACAGTGACAGCAGAGTTAACCAAAGTGTCATCGACGTTAGCTGGTAGCTCAGAGAGACCATAGCTACTAACAAGATAGTCCCGTAGACACAGAGCAGGGTTATCAGACCACACTGTAGTATCTGTGGCAGGGTTGTAGAGCTTTTTACCTTTCACTTCTGCTGTAAACTCAGGGACGCTGTTAGGGTATACGTCAGCATCAAACTTTAGTCGCACATACATATAAGCAATGCCTGACAACTTACCTTCGGTTGTCCAATGTGCAGATTCACTAAGAAGATCGCTATTAGCAGTTTGGTTAGAAGTGCCATATGCAAACTGAATGCGTAGCTTACCATTATAACGGTTAGAAGTACTACCATCAGCATCCACTACGGTGGGAATATTCCCATCTGATCCTATGTCGGCAAAGTCTATGTAACTATCGTTTATATATATACGGTCAAAGGATTCAACTTCATGTCCAGCTACAGCAATAATACGGTGGAAGAACTTGTTGTTAGTACCTGTAGCCTCGTCATATACGATAGCCCCACCAACACGAACCTTACCATAAATAATCTGGTGACTTAGTGTTGAACCTCTGCTGTTTACTTGATAACCACGATTAGCCGCTTTAGGTTTAGGGGATAGTGCTTTCAGTGCCAAGCCAAGGACCATACGCATGGCGAAGGCTTGAAAATTAATGGCAAAACCCGTATATATGCTAAAGGTAATTGCACCCGGCCCTGCAAGTGCGCCAAGAATTGATATGCCCAAAGCCATTAGATTACCTTCCAGTACAAGTCAAGTTTAGAGTCTAGCTTAATGGGAATTAGTCCGTCAGTGTCTACGAAAAACCCGTACTCACCTTTAACTACACCGTAGGAATGTCCCACAAGTCCCTCTAAATCAGGTTTAGCTACAACACAACCGTCACTAGGTGCTAGGTTAGGTATAAGGTTATTATCTAAGTACTCGTTAAAAGACTTAACCTTGTGCTTACGACAAGCCATTATGTAAGCCCTTTTAGCTGTGTTTAAGTCACAGTAACCTTCTAGTTCTTTGTCAGACAAGTCTACGTTAAAGCACTCCTTAGCATACTTAATAGCAAAAGCTATACAGTCGTGTTTACCCCTAACCCAAGGCACGTCCCAATACTTAAGTATGAACTGCTCAACTTGCATGTTATCAGTCACTTTTGCGACCCCACGCTATGTTCTTATCTTGTAGGTCTTCTACGAAGTCTAAACCTGTGTCATTAGGGTATACAGATTTCTGGTAGCCTGATGTAAAACGAGCTACCCTAACCCTCTCAAGGTCAATCAGTCGGTTCTCAACCATCAACTCAATAGTGGCTGTATCCCCAGCATCAACAATGTTCATCTGATCCATGTAACCTGAGAACAGTTGATTAAACCCTGTTTTAGTAGACTCTATAAGTATTTTAGAGCCGTCTTGTAGGAGAATGAAAGAACCACTCTCTTGTAGGATAGCACCAGCAGAAAATGTACCAAAGTAGATGTTACACACACGACCCTGATAAGGCTCACTGAGAGCCAAGGACAGTGCCTCCGAGGATACACCACTTATAGTGATGGTAGCCCCCTTAACAGCCATTTCAGCAGTCTCTTCAATAGCTGATATATCTAGGATACTACCCGCCCCAACCCACTGAGTACCATCTTGAAGAACAAGGGTGCCTTGACCTGTCCACATACGAAGTGTATTGGCTCCATCAAACAACAGTTCCACAGCAAAGAAAGGGTAGACTACATCACTTTCAATGCTCTCTAAGGTTACTGTAGATAGGTCTCTTGACATTTTATGCGTTCTCCAATGCAGCTACTTTAGTCTCTAACACTTCAATCTTAGCCATAGCCTCTTGAAGTGCTTTGACAGCCTTCATGTACAACACAGAGTATTTTACAGAAAGATACTCTTCTTGATTGCCGTCTGCATCTAAGACTGGTTCGTCATCAGCATTAGTCTTAAAGTTCTGCTTTACCAATCCATTCATACCAGCGGCTTGAAGGTCTTGAGCAATAACGCCAAGCATATTTGGTGCATCTAACTCAGCATCAATCATAGAGTAGTTCTTGAACTGCAGTGCTTTAATGTCATTCCAC